CGAGAATGCGTCAGCTATGGAGCCGCCTCCCCGAGACGGCGCTGCCATGCCGTAATGAGTAGCCATGCCACCGGCGGGGCCAAAGGCCGTGTTCCCTCTCCAGGTGCTTCCGGTCGTCAGGCCAGTGCGGTTGGCAGCGCCATTGCCGCCACCACCCACGCCGCCATTGGAGTAGCCGCCAGCGCCGCCGCGGTAGCTCGAGCTGGTGCCAGACCTGGAATTGAAGTCATCGCGAAAGCTCATTGATCGTGCCTCCCACTTGCCGAATAGGGCCTGGTCGTGTTATTTTCCCGCTCAGGCGATTTCTTCCCACTTGCGGCCTGCGCATCCCGCGCGAACTTGCTAAACAGGAGCTTCAAATGCCCAACCTTCTCACGCCCAAACGCCGTCAGCTTAAGCGCAGTGCGGCGAAGTTCATCGACGACCTGGTGGAAAACTGGGAGCGCCAGACGGGCTCGTATTCCGGCAATGGCCACATGGGCATGCGGATCCGCGCTGGAGGCCTGCGGCGGTTCCTTCGCGCGTATGCCGAAAGGCATGATGTCTTCGCGACGGGCACGCATGAAATCAGCATCGGGCCGCCGTACCACATCACGCCCTTCAGGGTGGATGTTGATGCGCTCATTGCTCATTCTGGCCACCCATCTGTTGCATCGCCATCGAAGAGCCCATGATGGCTATTGCCGTCGCAGGCAGGATCTCGCGGCGCATCACACCTTCCTGCAGCCTCTGACGCCAGCCGGGGCCTTGGGACATGATGCGCCGCGCGTTCTGAATGTCTTCGCGCGGTGCGCCCCACTTCGCCGCCCAATCCTGATCACGCTCCAGGCGCGCGAGGGCGGCCATGGCAATATCGGGATTGCGGTCCAGGGCATCCTGAACCGGCTGCGGGAGGCCCTCGAGCGTCTTGAGAAACTCGGTCGTGACGGCACCAGAACCCTGCGGCTGTTGCCACTGGTCCTCATAGCCGATGTAACCTGAATCGACCTTCGCACGATCGATGCCGCGGTACTGGCCGCCCTGGCCGACCTCGGCCATGAGTGCCTTCTGATTCTTGGTGGACCGCTTGCCGGGGGCATTCTGGAAGTTCGTCATCGTGACGCCGTCGCCGGTGTCCACGACATCGCCAATGCCATACCGCCTGCCGACGCCCTGCAGGCGCTGAATCTCAGCCGGATCCATCCGGCCCGCGCTGTTCTTCGTGAGCATCAGGCTGTTCGACTGCCCAGGGGCGCCGCCGGTCCAGGGCTTGTGCCAGGCACCAGCACCCTGCGCATCGACATAGGCTCGAGTGGCCTCGGCGCCGTCGAGGAGCGCGCGATCGTGCGACGTGATGTTCTTCACCTTGCCGGTATCGAAGGTCACCAGGGGCCGCGCCACGTTGCCGGGATTGTACTCGGTCGGGCCATTCGGCGGCGTGTAGACGCCCTGCGCGTCGATCGTCGGACGCACTCGCATGTTCTCGCCGGTGCCGGGGATGCCGTAACCTGCATAGATGGCATCGCGGCCACCAGGAGCCGTCGCCCAGGAGCTGCGCGGATCCGCTGCGTAGGCATCACGCTCAGAGCGCGGCGCACCCACGGAGCCAGGAAGGTGGCCCGTCATCGCACCAGGCTGGGCCTCATAGGTGGCCTGCGCCGTGTGCTTCGGGAAGAAGTCCGCAATCGTGCGGTTGGCGTCTTGGAAGGCATACTCGCGCGCCAGGTTCTCGACCTCGTCGGGGCTGCCATTGCTGCCCTTGGCGATGAGGTCCGCGAGGGCGCGCTTGCGGTAACCGGCGGACTGACGGCTGAAGAGGTCGTCGGCCTTCTGCACCACCCAGGGAGCCGCCTGGAGCTGCTCGCCGGTCCAGTTGGTGCGCCCATCGAGGGCCTTCTTGTTCGCGCGATCAACGGCCAGGGCCGTCTCATAATCCGAGAACGTGTGAGCGGCGCCGCCGAGGGCGTTGCGCTGCGGCGTTCCATCCGGCTCCGTGTAGCCAAGGTTTCGCGCGTGACGGAAGTCATTCACGCCAGTGGCCGTCGCCGGTCCAGGCTGGTCGGGGTTCACGCGGCGGGCATATTCGCCGGTCTTCTTGCCGAGCTGGAACTTCTTCGGGTCCTTCGCCTCGATGGCGCGCATCGTAGCTTGCTGCTGGGCCGGGCGAGCGGACTTCACCGGCGTGCCGGTGGCAATCGCCGAATTCGTGTCCTTGATCGAAAAGTGCAGCTCCGAGCCGGGGTCCACACCGGCGCTATACTGCCCCTCTTTGTTGGCCATCCATTCATTCGACTGCGGATCGCCGCCGGTGACCTCAGTGATGCCGTCGCGATAACGGTCGTACCAATTGCCGCCGCGGGGATCACGCTCGACGGTCTTGTCGAGTTCGCGGCGCATCTTGAGGAGGTCCTTGCGGTCCTGCATAGCGCGCGGGCCACCCACGAACATGCCCTCGCTGCGGTCAGGAGACGGAATCAGGTGCGGCTCCTTGCGCGCGATCTTGACGGCCTTATCGACCGGCAGTTCGCGCAGGTTCGGGAGCTGCGTCATCCTGGTGGGGGCCTTCGCCGGTGCCTTGGCGCCCTTCTTCGGCTTCACGGTCGCCTCGGCGATCGAATCGGTGCCCTGCACGGCATCCTTTGCAGCGTTGTCGAGCGGGCCGAGGGATCCAGGGAGGACTGCCATGGCACTCGAGATGCCAGCCCAGGGGGCGGCCTTCGCGGCATCCCACCACCGGCCATCGCTCACAGCGCGGCTGAGTTCCAGGTTGTTATCTGCAGCATCTTGAATGTCTGCCGCATCGCTGAACTGCGCCATGCCCTCGACGGACGGGAGGTGCGGTCCAGCCAGGTAGTTGGCCCACTCGTTGCCGGTGTCGCGCAACTTCTCCTGCCAGATGCGATCGTCAGGCTCAGGCTGCCGCGGCGTCTGCGTGCCCTCATGGCCGGGCACCTTGTAGTAAGGATCATCGGCTGCGAGCTTCTTGCGCCCTGACAGTGACTGCGCGGCCTTCCGGGGGTCGATCTTCGCGGGACGAGGTGCGGGCATTATCGAGGGCCTCCGTAGGTCTGGTTGGTGTCCGGTCCCAGGCCGAGAACGAGTGCCTTCGCGGCAGTCATGGGATCGAGCCCCTCTGCAAAGTTCTCAATCCTGTTTTTCCGTAACGGATTGAGGCTAGGGAGCGAGCCGCGACCAATAAGCAGATCAGCGAGCGGCTCCGCGGTTTCCTTCTGGCGCTTGGTGGCGATGGCCTTAGAGAGCATCGGGCCGAACTTCTGCGCTAGTTGCGTGATGCCGCCAATGCCCACGGCAGTGACGGGATCCATGCCTATGCCGTAACTAAGCGCACCCGCGCCCTGCCCCATGTCACCGGCCTCTATGAGCTGACGAGCCGTGGTGGAGTTGCCGAGGGCATTGTTCAGCCTGCCGTAGATTGCCTCGCGGTCAACAGCCTGGTTGAAGCCCGGCCCGCGAGGCCCGAGAGCTGCCGCTGAAGCTCTTCGCCCCTGTGGCGTCACAAATTCAGTGAGCGCACCTGCCGTGTTATTGTTGTTCAGCAGCCTCTCGGCCTTGGTCTGCGCGTACGCCGCTGCCATGTTCTGCTGGTGATGAGGCCTGACGTTGCCAGCCGCCGCCGGGACCTCGATCGGCACATTGCGCTGCCCCAACCGGGCGCCAAGGTCGAACGACTCATCTGCGCGGAACGCATCCTCGCGAAGACCTCGAGCAGTAGCATACTCTGGCCCCATCAGGAGCTGATCGGTGCGGGTCCTCAGACCTTCGGCAAGCTCCGCGTAGATGCCGCGGTTAGGGTCAGAGTAGTTGCTGGCGTGAGAATCGAGAAGTCGCTTCGTTTCATCGAGGACCGCCAGGTTCCCGCCTGGTTGGCCCATACGCTCGCGATAAGCCACGTTCTCCCTTGCTTTATCCAACGCATCCGTGACCGCCGGATGGGTCAGTATGTCATCGAAGGCACTGAACGGGATCTCAGATCCCATGACACGGGCTTCATTGTAGGCGGCACCGATTGCTGGGCGAGCCTGTTCGTATGCTGCGCGGCGCATCTGATCAACGCTTGCGGTGGAGCCCGAAGTCCCACCAGCGAACTGCACGTCGCGCGTCAGTCGGACGTTTTGGTCGGCCCTGCGGTTCACCGCGAAGTCCGTGATGGTTTCCCGAGCCTCGGGGTTGATATTCGCCGATTGCCGGGCCATCCCATAGCCGCGCTCACCCAGCGCATCTACGCGGGCTGCCTCGGGGCCGAGGTTATTCACCCGATGATCCATCGTATGCGCGTTGTAGGCGCCGAACCTGTCGTCGGCAGCCTTACCGATTTGCATAATGGCGCGGTTCTCGGGTGACTGCTTATAGCCACGCCAAACCTCACCAGCCTTGCCGATGCCGCTGACTACACCATGGGCACCAGCACCGAAGCCAGCACCCATACCGGCACCGCCGATCGTGTTACCTGCCCACTCGCCCCATGAATCTGAATCTCGCAGGGCTCCATCGATGCCACCATAAAGCGCGCCTGTGCCCACGCTACCCGATAGGCCCCTGCCAATCGACGGAAGCGCGCTGCCGGTCATGACGCCGCCAACGATATTCGCAGCCGTGCCAGCCGTGCCAGCGCGAGCCATTGCTTCCTCGGTCCTGGCACGCTCGGCATCCGTGCCTTCGCCATTCATCATGCCCGCAAAGCGATCGGCCATGCCGAAAGTCATGCCATTCGCAAGGAACCGAACTGTATCATCAGCCGCCTGGCCTGCCTGGGCATACCAAGGCAGCTCATTATAAGCCTCGACGGGGTCCTGAGACGGCCCTGCAAAGCGGTTGGTGGCAGGCCCCTGGAATCGGTTTGCCATCAGTTGCCTCCGAGAATCTGTTCGGCTGCGCCGTCGCCATAGTGATAGTTGAATTCAGTAATCGCATCCGGCGAAGGATCCTGCTTCAGGAGATCAATGTCTTCAGGCTTAATTCGGCCCGGACCCTGCCCCCTGCTTCCGTCAAGGGGCCTTCTCGGCGGCCCCATTCCAGGCCCGTGAATGGTATCCTGATAAAGGTTCCAGAGGCGGTTGAGGTTGTAGCGGAGCTGCTCCTCGCTCTGGCTATTCTCGATGTTACCCTTCGCCGCGCGAAGCATCAGAATTTCACGATCGGACACAGCGCCAAGGGCGCCGCCGGTGGGCGATGCCTCGCGGAGCTGCTGGAGAGTATCGAAGCTGATCGATGCACCAATCGTATCCGACAAGCCGCGAAGATCGGACGAATTCGTGCCAGACCAGTTAGCAGCCAACCCAGAACCAAAGCCCGTTGCGGGGTTGTACCAGGTGTCATTGTCTAGAATCTTGAGCGACCGATCGATGTCCTGGGACACGATGTCTGCAGACTGCATCCTCTGCTGGGTCTGGGCGTCTTTCTTTTCAGCGAGAGCCGCAGCATCCATCTCAGCCTTGCTGCCGGGGATCGGCTCGAAGCGCATGGAGTTGGTTTGCGGATCCGTTACCAGGCGCATGCCCGGCGGGATCGTGCCGACGCTCACATTGTTCTGGGTGCCCGAGATCATGTCAGGCTTACCGTCAGGCGTCATCATCAAGGGTGCATTCGACGGGACGCCAAAGGCAGCCTTCTCCGCGGGCGTGGCCGGGCGATAGCCTCCACTGCCGGTCGTGAGGGCCTTCGTCGTGTCGGTGATGAACTTACCGGCATCGAAGTTTTCATCCAGCACGGCGCCATGAGCCATCGTGCCGATCTGGTCATAGATCTGGGTGCGGTACGCATCACGCTGCGCCAGCGCATCCATGCCCTCGGAGGAATAGTTTGCACCAGCATCCTCGACGCCGGGCAGGTAACCCTCGGGCGGCGGCGGTGGCACCGGCTTCGACAGGCTGTTGAGAAGGTTCCATTCCGGCATCTTCTGCTGGACGTTCTGGAAGACAGCCTCGGTCACGGCCTCCTCGGTGCCGGGCATGGATTGGAACCGCTCGGCCTCGAGGCCCGCCTTCAGGCGCTGGGAGTTAAATTCGGATTCAAGCTTACCAAGCTCAAAGGGTTGCTTCTTAATGGCGAACTCGTCAGCCAGGCTCTTGGATGCGATCTCGCCCTGAAGCTTCTGAAGCTCGAAAGGCTGCAGCGCCGCCGCGCGGGCCTCCTGGGCCTGCTGGATCTCAAGCATGGCCTGGGCGCGTGCGTCCTCAGCCGCGGCCTGCGTCTGGCGCAGCTCCATCTCACGCACCTTCGCGCGGTTCATCGGGGCCTGGGTGATGGCCTCGGCGAGAGTGCCGATTGCCGAAGACCAGGCGCTATCCTGAAGGCGAATGGGCATCCGTATCTCCTAGAAAATCGACGACAGGCTGCCGCCGCCGCCCATGCCGCCGATCGCTCCACCAAGCTGGGCGAGCGCATTTCCGATGCCACCCGAAGCCTCGCCCACCTGAAGCGGCTGGATGCCCTTCGCGAGGCCGTAGACTGCCAGGTCGCCCCTGCGATTGTTGTTATAGAGGTCAATCATCTGGTTGCCCTGCTGGAGGGCCTGGTTGGTCATGTTCTGCATGCCGAACTGAGAGCCAGTGTAGGCCTGCATCGCGGCCAGGGCCGCCGTCTTGTTGCGGGCGTCCTTCGCGGCCTTGTTCAACTGCTTCGCGGCGTATTCCTTGAAACTGGGATTATCTCCCTGACCAGACAGAAGCGCATCGCTCGTCGCCAAGGGAGCGCCCATGTCAGGGTTGCCGGTGTTCAGATCAGTCGTGAGACGCTGCGTCTCCTCGCCAACCGTGCCAGGCATATCGCCGAGCTTGTTGAGGGATTCTTCCTGCGCAGCCTGCGCCTTGGAGCGGTTCTGCTCGTCCTTCGCGTTCTGAATGCGGGCCTTCTGCTTCTGGTACGAAAGCCACTGCTTGGTCGCATTCTCGCGCGCATTATTGGCCGCCGACGCAGCCGAATACTGCATCGCGGCGCCACCCGCCGTCAGCGCAAGTCCGAGGAGAGGAGCTGCTGCAACCATGATCAACCCACCGAAGATATTTTGCTGCGGCTGCCGGGCGACCCTAAGTAACTACCACCAGGGCTGGAAGCACGCTGCGAGTTTGCATTGATGAAGCCCGCAGCACCCACCGCGGCTGTATTGAACAGCTCACCAAGCGGGTCATACTTGGGCTGCTGGCCCTGGAGGTTCTTGATCGAATTCGTGGCCAGGTTCGTTGCCAAAGTCGGGTCTTCCGTCGCGTAGAGCTGCGAGATGGCCGAATTCTTGGCATCAAGGACGCTACTGCGGAGCTGCCCGGTGGCTGCGTCTCCCTGCGAGCGCACCATTGCGTCCTGGTCGAGCTTCCTCTTATAGAGGTCAGCGGTGCCCTTGGCGGCCATCGAAGACTTCAGTGTACCAGCGCGGCCATAACCAAAGTTGAGGTCGTCCTTGGCGTTCTTATACTGGTCCTGCACCTGCGGCATGTAATAATTCAAATAATTATCTTGATAGGTTTTATAGAACGGGTCACCGATGGCGGCGAACTTGCCATCGATGTTGGTCTTGCCGGTGGCCAGACGAGCCTGGCGTTCGGCTTCCTTCTTCTCAGCCGCCTTGACTTGCTGCTTCTCCCACTGAAGCATCTTCTTGCCGCTGTTGTCGGACCCTTTACCACCACCCGCCATGACCTACCTCAGAACCTTGACGCCGTTGATCACCGGGACATCGAAGCCCAGCTTCGTCAGCATGTTCGCCATGGACCTATCAACGCCGCCCATCTTGGCGCCAGGAGACGCGAAGAAGACGCACGCGCCGAGAGCGCGCAGCCGGTTCTCCGCTGCCGTGAAAAGGAGCCTCCCCGCCTGCGAGAGGCGGAAGGTGTGATGCACATAGACGCCATCAAGGACGCCCACGGGATCAATCGTGGAGCAGACCTGGATGCCGAACTTGATGAATCCGATCGGAAGCTGAGGCGTCTCGCCGCCGGTGCCGTCAGGCGTCGGGAGCGTGTCGCAGATGTAAATCATCTGCCCGGTTTCGTGAAATGGCTCATTGAGGACGCGATCGTAATAGATGCGCATCCCCTCCTCGTTGAATGAGGTGAATTCCTTCCAGCCACTTTCGTTGAAGAACTCCTCGGTGAGGACCATCAGCGGCACAAGATCCATCGGCCCAGCTTGCCGGATCACAAAGGACGGCAAAGCGCGAGGCGGTCGGAGTGACGACGCCGGAAGGGAGTTCACGTTGTCAGTGGCAGTTTCGGTCATTTATCGCCTGCGTGATGGGCTAATCCACGCGGCTGCCGAGGCCAATGATCCGACAAACAAGATGGCTATAGCATATGAAGGCCAGGACGATCAATCGGCTTTCCCATTGGTTTGATAATGGATTACGATCGAACTCAAGAGCGCAGAACCTTCCGCCTTGTTGCTCAGAGTGAGGCTGATGTGGGTTGAAGCACCCTGCAATGCCACAGCCCCGAGAAGACCCACCGTAGGCTGAAGATTGATCGCCACCGGATCCTTCGCAGACGGCACGTTGGGGTCAAATCCAGCGTAAACCGACCACTCACCCCAGGCCGCAAGGTCGATGCCGGTGAACATTTTCATGGTGGCAGGCTTACCGGCGGCAAGGGGCGGCACCTCGACGGAAACCTCGCAGCCGTCATACGTGATGCCATCCACGCCGCCGTAGACATACAGGTCATCCCCACTGCGGAAGACCACCTGGCTCTGGGCGACGACGCCATAATCGACCGGGAATTCAGGGATGTACTCGCTCCAGGCCGTTACCTTCGGGCCAGGGTAATAGGACAGCACGAAGATCCGGTTGTTGAAGCACATCCAGAAGCGCCCGGTGTTCGGCTCCACCAGGGAGAAGCACCTGGTGATGTAGGTATCGTCAGGCCGGGACTTGATGATGCTCTGCATCTCAGGATCGATCGGCGAGCCGATGTCGGAAACCGCGGCGGCGTTGGAGCTGTCCTTCGCACGAAGGGACCGGATACCTGAATCGTGAAGGTACAGCACGTCACCGGATCCGTATTGCAGCATGGAATTGGGCGCAACTGTGCCCGCGCTGCGGAGCGTCTGCCGAAGGTTGTTGTTGTCAGGATCGGCGTCTACTTCCCAGATCTGGGTGGCGTATCGCGTGGCCACCGCGAGCTGGTCGTAGTAGATCTCCAGGCCAACCAGGAAGTCAGCCGCGCCGTTCTGGTTCGACGCCAGGATGAACCCCTGCCCGATCGCCGTCGTGTCTGGGTTTTCGGGATCCCAGACGAGCGGATTGTCGAGAGCCGAGAAGCAGATCTTATCCTGCGTGATGCCGTAGATCTTGTTGTTGAAGACCTTCACATGATGCGGCGCGGGATTGTGTACCTTCGCCACATCGGCGACATAGGTTTCGCCATAGAAATGATGGAAGTTACCGGCGGTATCCCTGATCACATAATAGATTATGCCGTTGTAAAGCTCCCAATCCATGAGCCGCTCTGCCGTCGTTCCGGCAGGCATAGGGACCATAATCGTGGAGACGGTCACCGGCTGGGCACGGGACTGCAGCGTGACAGGCTTGGGAGCTTCCCGCGCACCGCCCTGCTGGAACACGTAGAGCGAGGAGCCGATACCAGCCAACCCGATCGTGCCAGGGTCAACCGAGGCAGCCTTCACAAAGGCATACCGCTTCTCGATGTCGCCACCAGCCGTCAGGTGAGCATTCACCAACTTGCTGAGGGTTCCCGCCGGTGCAACGATGCCCGGCCTGCGAAGGTCGAGCCCGCTGCGGAAATCTTCAATAACGAAGTAGGCCATCAGTTCTGCCCAGGATAGCGGTAACCACTCGGGATGTAGTCCAGGCCAATGACCGGCGCGGCGCGGCCACTGCCGGAAAGAGACGTCCAGGCACGCTTGCGCGAGCCCTGGGAGCCCAGGACACGCTGCAGGTGGCGCTGTGCCTTCTGGTTCTTGAGGTCGGCTTCCTGCGGCGCCGTGCGGCCCACAACCTCCACTGCCGTGAACAGCACGATGAGGGTGCCGTCGAGCGTGCAGACGTCTTCATTGTCCACCAGGGGATCGAGGGGCTTCATGCCGTACACGTACAGTTCGCCGGTGGATTGGCTCGGGATCGGCCACAATTCGATCTGCTGGCGATCGGCGTCGTGATCCCACCTCTGCACCGGCCAGGAGGTTGCGCCCTGGTCGCTGTCAGATGAGGTGAAAAGGCCAGGATTGATCCCCTTCTCGAGGGGGCGCCAATCTGCGCTGTTCTGCGTATGGCACCAGATGTGCGTCACGCGGTCGAAGGGAATGTCAGCCGGGTAATCGTAGTAACGCTCACCGGCCTGGGGGATGATCGTTCGGTGCGTCTTCAGGAAGGGCCACTCATACCCGACATAAAGCTCTTCCTGTGTGCGGTTCAGCAGGTATCGAAGAGTCTCTTCGCTGGCCTGCCCCTGAGCGACGGCAAGCGAGTGCCCGCATTCTGCGCGGAGGTCTTTCACCAACCTGGAAAGCGTAACACCCGTTGCCATCGTCAGTTCTCCTTAGAATTCCTCGCCGACTTGGGCGGGCTCGTCTGTAGGCGGCACGAATGCCTGGGCTGCTGTCGTCTTCGTGGATGGCCGCTGCTTCTTCGCAGGCACTTCCACGTCCTTGCCAGGCCGATCCGCCAGAACCATTCCCATGTTGGGATTGCGGCCTGGGAAGATCGCGTTGACGGTATTCTCGGAATACTTCGACAGGAGGCGCAGCTTCTCCTCCGCGAAATTCGACTGCGTGGTCTTCAGGAACTGAACGTCACGCACCGCGCCGTCACCATGCAGGTGCGCGAGGATTTCCAACTCAGGAACAGTCACGGGGTTAAACTCACCCCTGTAGATGATGTTACGAACATCGCCACCGATGGCGATCTTCACGGTAACCCAATCAAGTTCTGCCACGTATTTCTCCTTGGTTCCTTGGTGCGAGTGGTCGGGGCGGCAGGGCACCAAGGAAGCCTGCCGCCCCTAGTCGCACTCGCCGTTAGGCGATCGCGATTACTGCCGAGCTGTTGAGCTGCTTCGCCACCGTCTGGCCGGTGAAGGTCAAGGAGGTGTAGTAGACGAAGGCGTTCTCGGGGCGAGCCGGGTTGTGACGGTGCCGCCACTCCGAATCCATGGCCATCAAGAAGACGCTCGCGCTGTCGATCATGTAGCAACGCTTGCTGTAGCCCATGTCATCCAGCGACGGGTCGTACTGGAACTCAAGACCCATGTGGTTGATCGAGCCAACCGACATATCCTTGCCGCCGCTGAAACCAACCTGCGAGTAGTTGCCGTTCGCACGCAGTTCGATCTCCAGAGCGCCGAGGAAATCGGAGCCGCAGAAGGCGTGCGTCGGGCGACCACCGAAGCGGGTGAGCTGACGATAGAGGCCCTGGATGTAGTTGCAGAGCGTGCCACCCATCGTCGGCAGCGACGTAACCGGAGCCGCGACGTTGGAGTAGTTGCGCCACCAGGCGTTAGCCGCCAGCGAGCGGTCGATGCCGCCGACAGTGTCAGCATCCGGGGTGTCGGTGATGAGCGAGCGAATGCCAGCCATCGCCTTCGGGTCCGCGGTGCCGTCGCCCCAGAACAGGCCGTTGAGCGAACGAGCGGTCTGCTCGGACAGGTCAGCGAGCTTGTTGTCGAGGAGGTTCACAAGCACGGTCATATCGCGCTGCGAATGGTTCGACGTTTCGATGCCCATTTCGTCGGTGACGGAGAGGCCATCGATTTTTAATTCCGTCCCAGTAATGCTCATACCTATGTGCATTTCCCGCCAGGGGAAGTTCGCACGAACGATGTTCGCCGGGTTGTAGAAGGTCACGGTGTCGTTGTGCGTAAAGCCTTTGAGGGAATCGTTCACGCCGCCGTTGCCGTACACGCCCTGGAGAGCGATCGAGATGTCACCCTTACCACCGGGGAAGGACTTCTTCTTGCCCTCAAGCAGCTTCACCAGCGGCTTGTTCTGGATGGTCTGGGAATAGAATTCCGGCTTGGAGAAGAAATAGTCGAAAGCCGCATTCGAGATGTTGGTGATTTCTTGAGTTGTAAAAGCCATTTGTAGCTCCATTGGGTGCCGGAATTAACGACACTCTGATCAAGGAGAGCGATGCCTCGCCCGATCGAGCCCCTGCATTGCTGCTTCCATGAGGCTCTTCGGAGCGGCGACTGCGCTCGGGTTGCTGGGCCTCTGGATCCCTGAAGGGTTCATCTGCGTTGGAGCGCGGGACGGCCTGGATGCCCTGACAGCCGCGTCAGCCCTGCGATAGGCCTCCTGGGCAACTGCCACACAATCCTGCGGCGACTGAGGGTCACCGTATTCCGCCCTGATGCTCGCGACATATGCCTTCGCGACATCCAGTTTGCGGGCATAATCCGGGTCGGACTGTCTGACGGTCTGTTCCCAGGCAGCAACTGCCGAACGGTTCGCTTGACGGGCATTTTCCTCTTGCTGGGAGGCCTCCGCCTCAGCCTGGCGCTCGAGGCGCTGCTGGGCGTGGCCGAGGTCGTAACGCTGCTTCGTGATGCCGACAGCAACGTCCGGTGCCACCCTGCCCTGCCTTACCTGCTCTTGAAGATCAGGGGGAAGGGCTCGTCCCGTGTACTCCATCGCCAATTGGACGAAGGGAGACAACTGCTCGAGGAACGTCTCGTAATCCCCCTTGCGGAGGGTCGCGAGAGCCTGCAGTCCGAATGCGAGGTCCTCAGCGGACAGCTCATTCTCCTGCATGTATGCCCTGAAGGGCTCGACCTCCCTGACCTGGTCCCGGTAGCTGTTCCGCTCCGAAAGGAGGGACTTGATCCGCTGCTGGGTCGAGGGCGTGTAGGTCTTGATCTCTTCAGGCGAAAAGTCCTGCGGCGCGTCCTGGTTCGGAGCCTTCTGAGCATCCTGCTCGGATCGAGCCTGCACCGATCCATCGGTGGGCGCTGCTTCCGTCTTCGGCTCGATGGCCTTCCTGACGGCTGCAAGCAAACCAGCCTTGGGGTCGGTTTCTCCGGGTGACGAAGCCGGGTTAGCGTCGGAAGCGGGAGACGAGGCCGCAGGAGCGTCGGAGGCGGGTGACGAAGCCGCAGGAGCGTCATGGCTAGGAGATGGCTGAGATGTTGATGGTTCCACCGGCGACGAGGTGGTGGGATTTTGAACGTCTAAGTTTCCATCTATCGACATACGGGCCAGCTCCTTGGTTAGCTGGCCAGGCGTTATACCCGAATGGGAATAACGTGTCTACTTTTGGGTGCCGACATACCCCCACATCAATTCAGAGGCATGTCAGGAGCCCCAGAGGGCGCCCTGGGAGCCTGGCTGTCCATGCCGGGCGCCTGGGGAGCATTGCCCGCGCCTTCCGGCCCCTGCATGGCTGCGCCGGGCATCATGCCCCCTCCTGGGTTGGACACCTGCTTCATCGCATTCATGGCGACGATCGACGGCAAGTCGGACACGAAGGCCTCGGTGATGTCGATCCGGCTGCCCATGGCCTGGATGAGCTGCTCGAGAGCCCACTGGGGGTTCATCCCAGGGATCTGCAGCATGAGAGGCATCAGCCTCTCCATGTTGGCAACTTCCTGCGCCTGGTTCGGGCGGCCCATGGAATCCGCCTCGATCTCGAGGAAGACCTCCTGCGCGACCTCCTGAGCCGTCATCTCTGGCCAGACGGCGCCAGGACCGGCGATCTGCAGCACCGTCTCCTTGCTGGTGTTCAGCAGAAGCACCTGTCCCGCGGCGCGGGCAAGCTGCGTCAGGATGTCGTTCAGGTCGTCGATGCTCGAGCCCAGGGCCGAAGTCATCGATGACTGCGCAATGCTCGATTCAGTGGCCGTGGCATTCGACGTGCCGCCAAGGTTGGCCTCCTGGGTGCCGACAGAACGGAGGATGTCCGTGAAGGTCTGCTCCGTCTCATACATATTCGGGTCAATGCCGGGGCCGCGGACCACCTGCAGGAGGTCGTCCACCTTCTGGCCCGGCTGGAGGGCATTCAGCTCCACGACGGCATTCGCCGGGCGGTTCTGCAGCTTGGCGAGATCCTCCTCGTCGAGCATGCCCTGAGCCGTGGCCGTCAGGGGCCGGTTGGCAATACGATGCTCACGCAGGCCCTCGCGGGCGCGGTTGATCTCCATCTGGGGGTGCCGGATGAGCGTGACGTCGGACGGCGGGAAAATCGTCTTCTCTGAATCGCTCTCGTTCATCACCAGGGCGAACCAGGGATAGAACCGCTCCATGTAAACCTCGGGCGCGGCAGGCTCCCGCAGGAAGTCCTTGTAGCCATCGCAGAGGATGTAAACGAGGCCATCCGTCTTGGAGTAGACCTCCCAGACGCAGGCCACGTCCTGGGTAGCCGCATCATCGGACTTGCCGTCCTGCATGAAGTGCCGCGCGAGCGTGACCACATCCTGGCCGGTGTCGGACCTCTTGTAGGCGTTGTAACCCCTGCCCACATCGATTCGGTAGATCCGCTTAACCTCGTCGACGGACAGCATGTACTCCTGCGCAACCCAATCGGCGCCCAGGAACTCCCGCAAGTGGACACACTTCGGGTCGGGGATGATCGACATCGAGGTCGGGTAATCGAAGATCAGACCTTCACGCACCACCTGGTCCTGCTGGGCCTGGAGGTCCTGCACGATCAACCGGAGACGCTCGATCTCCGCGGCATCCTGCTGGGTGATGCCGTCAGCGATGTCAGCCGAGAGCTGCTCCATGGTGGCGAGCTGGTTGGAAATGTCGGCAATCCTGGCCTCGATCTCGGGGCGCACCTGCATGAGGCGCTGGAAGCCCAGCTTCACGTAGCCCACGCCGGTCGTGACGGCCCGGCGGACCATCAGCTTCATCATCGTCTTGAAGGGATGGACCTGTTCCTGAATGTTGTATTCGTAGACCACCTCAAGGGTCTTGCCGATACGCTCAACCTGCTCGATCTGATCGCGCACCTGGGCGGCGTCCTCAATCACAGCCTGGGCGATCTGGGCAGCCTGCATCACCATCGGATCGGGGGGCGGCGGCGGCATCTGCATGCCGGTCATCGGATCCACCTGCGGCATCATCGACTGCTGGGCCATGGCCACGGCATCCATGGCAGCCTTCAGTGCCGTATTGGAGCCATCCCAGACCGTTCCCAGGAGCCGCTGGCGGCGCCGGGCGACGGCCTTGGGGTTCTTTGCGTAGAGGGCCGCCACTCGCTGCTGGATGTGGCGCAGGGTTATGTTGACCACATAATTGTTGTCCTGGCCGGTGCCGGGCCACTGCTTGCCGAGGGCAAACTCCTGGTCGGAGCGCATCCGGTCGAAGTCCTTCTTCCACCGCTCCTTGCCCTTCTTCACGTTGGCCGTCCAAGCGCGCACCAAAGCCTCGCGCGACGGGCTCATCTCCGGTGCCTCGCGCTCGAGGACCTTGCCTTCAGGATCCATCAGACCGGCGAGGGCATTGCCGGTGGGGGAATTCTCCATCATCGCTCCAGCCATGGGATCGAGGGGCGCGTTGGGGTCTACCGGGGGGATACCGAGGCTCATGTCACCATCCTGCTCTAGCGCGACTGAATTCAGTTTTGCGTTTCTCGCGTTTTGCCATTTCATGCAGCCAGGCGCCAGTGCCGAAAGAGGTTTCCGGCGCCTGCGCCTGCTTCGACCTGGGCCGCATCTGCTTCAAGAGGCCGAGGCCCATCATCGAGAGGGCGTCCACGAAGTCATCGTGGCTCGCCGCCGGGAACTTCAGGATCTCGGAGCGGGCTTCCGGCCACCAGGAGGCGAATGCCGGGAAGTAGATCTTGCCAGACGACATGCGGCCCAGGACGGACTGAGCGCGGCTCTGCTTGTCGCCAATGGGCGTGATCTCGTCGATCGCCGCATAGGACTTCGTCTCCACCATGCGCTTGCGCAGGAAGGGGCCGATCGACTTAGAGATGTGCCCCTTCTCGGCAAACCAGAAGATCGGCTTATACTTTCTGATGAGGTTGCACATCTGCTCGACGGCCCGATCGGTGGGGATCCTGGCCCACACTGAATCGGGCATGATCCAGATGTCGTCATTCTTATCCACGCCGAAGGCCAGGAGGCAGGTGCGATCGCGATCCTGCTGGGTCGAAACGGCATGATCCGACGCACAGTAGAAGCGCAGCTCCTCGTCCTTCGGCCTGGCGTTCGGCGAGTGGTACTCGGACAGCATGTCAGCACGAAAGAAGATGCCATCTTCAGGCGCCGGGCGGCCCTGGTAGAGAGCCATGAAGCCGCGGGGATCCGTGCGCTTCTGGGATTCAAGGAACTCCTTGTCGAACTTCTCAGGCCAGAGCGCATCGCCGGGCTTGCGGCCCAGGATGTCGTTGTCCTCGGCAAGGGCCGGAAGATCCACCATATGCCACTTGGCGGCTTCGCGTTCGTTGTAATAGGGGTTCGCAGGATCCGTCAGACAGCCAATGA